TACGTTTTCTAATAGTATTTATAAGAAAATGATACTGCAAGCGGCTATCCAAATGATGGAACTTATTCATTTCATTAGCATATATGACTGTATCAGGAAAATATGAAAGACCACGATTAACCATAAAAGCATTATAATCTTTCTCATTTTCAAGTATATCCTTTTTGGTGTTGGATATAGATTTAATTAATTCAAATGGATTCATTTATGCATAGTCTTAACCATAATTATATTATTTAAAAATTGCGATGTTTCTGGTATTAATGATCCTTTTTGCAAATTCAATACTTGTTCGCTACCTTCCATAGTTTTATATGTTACTTCAAGATCGAAGTCAAGTAATAAATCCAATAGATCTTCTTTGCTAACTGTTTTCATTAGCATGCTCTTCTACTGCTTCAGCTAAAAATTTACTCATTAATTGTAATAATTTAGCAGCTTTTTCTAGTTGCCATACTATCATTATTACACCTAACATTGTAATTAATTGTGCATATATTGCTAATTCAGCCATGCTCATTTTTTCAGTGCTTTTTTAGACACTACCTTTTTAGGTTCTACTTTGACATAAGGTTTGTCGGTTGCTGGGTCTATACCTTTACCGAAAAATATTTCGGTTAATGATGGTAATTTTTGAAGACTCGTCAATTCCATTTTTTTCTCCTAGTTAAATATTAATAACAATATTACTATTATTGGAATAGATATTGCTAAAAATATTATCATTTAAAATTAATCGATGACATAATCTCAGTCATGCATGCCACTACATTCAATTCATGATCAGCTACAAAGCTATCTTTATATGAATAGTCTGCAAGTATTAAAACTAACTGAGGAATACTTGAAGGCTCAACATAACTTGACATATTATCATAAATCATTCTAAACATCTTTGCCGATTCTACGTCAATGTTATCTGTAACCCACTTACGCATCTTCTTAAAGTTTTTAGATTTGAGATCGTCCATCAATCCCTTTATACTTGTCTCAGATAGAGTAACAAGTATTCCAGTATCAATATGGCCACTCATACCATATCGTTGACATTCATTAATAACACGTCTCCAATCTGGTATATATTTCATAATGAGTTCAGCAATTACTGCGTCATCATGTATGATACCTTCGGAATCAAGGATGAATTTGAGGCGAGGCATAAATGCCGCAGCTATTTCAGCCTTGTTTCCTAGGTTAAATTCATATATAGAACATCTCGAATGGAGAGGATCTATTATACGATTCTTAAAATTGCAAGTTAATATAAATCTACAATTCGAAGAGAACTCTTCAATGAACCCACGTAATGCGGGTTGTGTAGATTGTGGATTTAAATAATCAGCCTCATCGAGGATAACTACTTTTTGTCCACCTTGTAATGATATTGTACTTGCAAATTGTTTGATCTTTCCACGTAATGTATCAATGTTTCCATCTTCGGATCCGTTAATCATCATGTAATCAAGATCTAATTCGTTACACAATGCTCGAGCAACTGTAGTTTTACCTATACCTGCCGAGCCCGTAAACATCATATTGGGCAATTCACCTTTATCGACTATTTTTTGGAATGTTTCCTTTAAGCCTTTAGGGAGAATGCAATCCTCAATGGTGTTCGGTCTATATTTTTCTACGAATAAGAATTCTTTCACTTACTCAGCAGGAGTTTCTGCTTCTGCTTCTACTCTAGCAGCTTGTGCTTCATCCGCAGCCTTTAGAAAATTATCTAAACGATTACGTAATGAACCGACATCTGATAACTCAACACCTTCAAATGCACCACGTTTTGTTACGATATCAATAATAGATACACAAGAACGAATGTCACTTATGTTAAGTCCTGCCGCTTCAGGCACAGGTGGTTGTTCTACAGCTTCTGTCGTTTTTTCAGTTTTCTTTGCCATTATTATTCCTTAAATGTTGTAGTTTTATCAAGAGCAACCCAATAGTCTGTGTTGCCCGCCTTAATTAATGCTACCTGCTTTTTATCAATACCAAACTCATATGAGTCAGCAGGTTTAAATTTGAAATTGTTTATATCGAAAACAAAATCAAACTCTGCATCAGTATTTATACTACAATTCGCAACATTCATTGTGAATTGATTTGATGTAGGGTTTTGCTTATCGACAATGACACACTCAATAAATAAAGCGCTATCATTTTTACGTATGCTTAGATTACTAGTCTTAAGAGTAGCAGAAGCTTTACGTAATTGAGTTAATTCATCATGTGTAAGTGTAAACTTTAGATCTTCACATTCTAAATTAATATCATTTGTAGGGACTGTTAGGATGTCGATGTCAGAGAAGTAATACTTAAATGATGTAACACCATCAGTAATTTTAACAAACTTTTTATCGTCATCAAACGAGAGAGTAGGATCTTCAAACATATTAAGACAACTTAAGAATTCACCTAAGTCATAAATGCCAAATGGATAAGGCCATTGATATGCTGCGTCAAGCTCGACATGAGCTTTTGCCATTAGAGTTTTAGAAGTAGACATAGTTCGGATAAATCCGCTGTCTTCACCAATTGCGATGTTACTATTGATCCCTTGAAAGTTATTCAATACATCTTTTATTTCATTACTAAGTTTCATGATTCTCCTTTAAGTCATGTTCATTCATTGCTAATAGAGTATAATGCATGATTTTCATTAGATCTTCACGATTTGCTCCGTTCTTTTTACCATATCTTGATGCATATTTTAATACATTGCCAAGACAAAAGTCCAATCCCAACCCTGAGGCAGAGATTAGATCCATACTTTGTACACCATTTTTTGAAGCATAATGTTTAGAGTAAGTACCCTCAACATAGTCTGTCAATTCTTTGATGTTTTTTAATTCATTAAATTTCATAATAGTATTATTATATCATAAAAAGGGTGAAAGTACATACCCTCACCCTAAATTAATTAAGCAGCAACAGCGTCAGTGATACGAGCCACTAATTGCTTATTACCTTTTTTAGTTTTTGAAAATTTCTTGAACTCACGTTTAAGATCGTTGATAGTATCAGCTTTTTTAGGTTCAAATATATCAGAATCAAAACGAGCAGATCTGTTAATTTTTATTATGAAAAAATCATCATAACCAGCACAATTTTTCCAAGCAGCAAAACCAGCTTTTCTCCAATCTTTGATTACATCAGGAAAGTCTCTGTCTTCATTAACGTTGCAATAGCCTTGTCCAAAAGTAGAAGCATCATATGCAAGGTGGAAACCCATTATAGTTGCTCCAGTTAATTCTTTAAGTCTTAAAAGAACTTCTTTATAAATTTGACGACCACCTTGACCTTTAATCATCTTGCCATTAAAGTTAACTATCATCTCACGTGAAGTATTAACATTTGCATTTTTATCTTCTTTAACATGCAATCCATCAGGATAGCCATCAGTTAAAAACATTATGTTTGTGTTTTGTATTGCATGTTTACGTGTAAACTCTTTAGTTAGCTTAGCTGCAAGCATTGCAGTTTGAATAAGAGGAGTTGAACCCATACCGTCGATAGCATGCATATAATGTGCAGAGATATGATATTTTTGATTGCGTGAATATGAATGAGCTTTAGCAACAGCAAACATCATATAAGCAGCTTCATCAAAAGTTTTCTTGTTCATCTTTGAAGAGAACATCTCAACAACTTTACAACCTTCAGACTCTATTTCAGACTCTTTAGATTCAATCTCGCGCATACCTTCTTCTGTGCTTGTTCTTCTCCAATACGAAGTAGTAGTGAATGAATAAGCTGCAAAAGGAATATTAACTTGACGACAAAACATTGCAATAGTAATTGCTTGAGCAGTAACGTCTTCGATAATTTCGTTCATTGAACCAGAAAGATCAAGAAACATCAAAATTCCATGTGATTTTGCTTGAGCTAACTGAGTAGTAGTCAAGAAAATATCTTCAGAAGTTTTATATTGATGTAATTTTAAAGGATCAAGTTTTCCAGATTTTGCAGTACGAGAGCGTGAATATTCAAATGCAGCTTTCTTACGTTCAAAATCTTTTGCAATTAAATTTGCTTGAGTTTTATAAGTCATTTTAGTTTCTGACCAATCTTCTAAACAAGCTCTATGTTTATATGGAGAATAACCATCAGCATCACGATCATTTTCAGTTAACCATTTTTCACGACAATCTTTAGCAAAATCATAAGAATAAAGAATTTTGTCCATATTCTCTTCTGATATACCACTTGTGTATTGTGGCTGACCAGATTTTTCATATTGTCTTTCAGGAGATTTTTCAAGCAAATCTTCTTCGCGTTCTCTGTGAGTATCTTCGGTCCAAGTTTCGTGACCTTCAGGAACTTCTTCTTCAGATTCAACTTTACCTTCTTTAGATTCTTCTTCTTTACCGTCACCTTCAGATTCTGATTCACCATCATCACCTTCGTCTTCACCTTCTTCATCACCAGAAATAGGAGTTTCGCCAGAAGAATCGTCAGGAGAATCACCATCATCAGATGGCATACCCATTTCCATATCTTCGTCTTCTTCTTTTTCTTCTTTATTTTCTTCAATAAAGTCAAATAATTTTTTACAAACAACAACAACATCGTCCCAAGTTTTAACTTCCATAGCTTCTTTCACTAATGGAGATTCTTCACTTGAGAATTCAACTGGAATATATCCACGACCTTTTGAAGAAACATTCAATCGATCCATAAGTCCAGCTTTGTTGATATCTCTTTCGTTAGTACCGAAAAGATCATCATCAAATAATCTTTTATAACCATTTCTAAAACGACGTACAATTCCAGGATATGCTTCTTGAATTTTACGTTCGATACGAATATCTTCAACAATGTTCAAGTAAGCTCTAGGAATTTTACCAATTTTCTTTTCAGAATCGTGCCATCCATCAACTGGAGTATAAAGAGCATGACCAACTTCATGACCAACTAAAAGATCATACACATCTTTACCTTTATCTTTCCATAAAGGCAAACGTAATACACGATTTAAAACATCAAATGAAGCAGTAGAATAATTACCGTGCTGAACTGATAAGTTCTCTTTTGCAAGTAGCTTCGCTAAATATTCTTGAGCTGAAAGATTCATTATTATTCGTCCTCCCAATTGTTGTTATCTTTGAAAGAAGCTTCAGCTTCTTCAAGCAAGGCTTCTTCGTCAAGTTCAGGATCATTGATAGTAGCATCAACTTTTTCATAAAGATCTATGAAAGCTTCTTTAGTATCATCATCAAAACGATTTACACATAAAGCAATTGCTTTATCACGTTTATTGAAGATTGAATAAGTCTGAACGATGTGGCA